AACGTATCCGCTTTAACATCGGCGGTGGTTATGCTTACTTGAGTAATATTGCCGGCTGTTGTGCGACGTGCGACAATGGTAAAGGTACCCCCTGTCGTGTCTGTGTGGGCAGTATTTGAGCCTATAACGGTGCCAGTAACGGTTATGGCTTCTTCCTCATTCAAAACAATAGAGGCTATGTTTGTTGTTGTGGCGTTTGCAGTTGTTAGGAATGCTTGATCTCTAACAAAGTAAGATCCTGAAAAAGCAGATGAAAACCTATTTCTAAAGATTTCCGTTCCTGTGGATAATGCCCTATCTGGGTTTGAAAAAGTAGCGCAATTTACCATTTGGGTTAATGTTGCTGTTCCTGCTACAAATGTACTGCAAAAACAATCCCGAAGGACTGAGTTAGCGGTTTGAGAAAAAGCACCTGTTGCTGTAATCTGGCATTGCGTTGCAATAAACGAATGCCCAGGATCTGTGGAGGTGAGAATTGGATTTACTCCAATTGCTTGAATGTTACTGTAAGTACATTTAAGAGTAAAACTCCCTGCTGCTGTTGAATCAAAAGAAGCTGCAACAGTAGCGTTATTTACAAGAATATTCCTACTTGCTGTAGATGCTGGAAATGAAACCGCACCAGACGCTAATGAGCAATCATTTACGGTTAGATTTCCTGTCAATGACGTATCCGCCAGTAAAGCCCCAGTAGCAGAAGAAAAATAGCAACCCTTTAAAAATAGTTGGACTATTGTTCCTGTTATATTAAGAATTGTAGCTGGATTAACTGTTTCAAGGTAAACAATATTAGTCAAATATGATTCACAATTCCCACTAAAAACAAAAGGAGAAGATCCAGTTGGAATCACTTGTATATTTTCAACTCTACTTAAACCGCCTGAAAAGTCGATAACCCCTTGCAATTTTACGGCCATTCCACCTGAGACTTGCAGTTGAGAAGAGCCCGAATCAGGGAAGCCAACGATATTTATCCCATCGGATAAAGTTAAGCTTTCAACGTATAAATCGGGTTTAACGTAAATATTAATTTGATTTGCTGCGCTTGCTCCATCCAGAACAGCTTGAGCAATCGCCGCAGATATGGTCGTGAAGTCACTTTGCGTAGGACCAACAATATAGGGACTTAAATTGACTAACGAGGCAGCCCCTGGTGTTTGCCACTCTACACCATCAGCTTGCGCAGAATTAGCCGTTAAAACCTGTCCATCAGTGCCTACAGTTCTCACTTCTGGGCGTGTGCCATCCCCAACAAGAATTGATCCTTTTGCTGAGTTGTAGTTCGCATTCCATCCATTTTGGCTAGACATCGTGTCCTCAATTTGTTAAGTTTTTTATTTCCCAATGAACCTTGCAGTGACATGAATTGCAAAGAGTAACTCCATTTTCTACATCAAATCTTAATTCTGGATATTTTTTCCAGCACTTAACATGATGTACGACTAATGGTTCTCTTTTTTCGCAAACTGTGCACATATATTTATCTCTTTCTAGGCAAGATTTTTTCCAGTTTTTGTTTTCAACTCTACCTCTTTGTATTTGATTTCCCGTTAATCCACCTTTCCAGAAATGGCAATTTTCTTCTCTTGCTTGAATTAAAGGAATTCCAGTATTCCAAGGTTTACACCCCGTTCTTAAAGGAGGCTTTATGCCTTGAGCTTTCTTTATATCTGAAAGCTTTTTTTTCAGTTCTTCACTATGGGGCTTTCCCTTATTCCAAGCAACTTGACCTTTCGGCCCACCTGTATAAGTCGATTTGTCTCTTTTAGCAGCTGCTTCTCTTAAAGCTCGCTTATGTTCTTCTGAAAACTTGACTCCTTTAATTGCCATAATCACCTCTTTTCCAGTGATTATACAATGAATTCCAAGATCGGTCAAGCCCAATACCCTAAATTAAATAAAATCCTGTTAAGTCAACCGTTCCTGTTGCATCCATTCCCACAGGTAAATTTGTGTTGTTGTTCCGTGTTGCTTCCAAGACCAGTGTAGTTGTATTCGCTGTCAACTCTGCGTTAATCTCTACCACACCAGCGGGGAGAGAAATATTCGATAAAATTGCGTTTAGGTCGTAATGGTAGCCCGCGACGTTTCGAGATGTAAAAGGCAATCCCGTTAGCAACATATTTCCTGTTCCAGTATGAGCTGTCCATGTAACAGTTCCCGAGAGGAAAACCATGTTACCTATGCGTGTGTATGTTCCATTTTGAACGGTGTATGTTCCAGCTCCTGCAACGGTAGATCCTGCGATTGCAGGAGTCCATGTCCCCTCAGTGTATTGAGTGAGTGTATTAGAGGGATTCTGGACTATGTTTGCGCTGTTATTTGTTACCATTAAACCACCGTAATATTTCCTACAGAACTCAAAACTTGCCATCCAGTGTTTGCCGTTGTGCATAGCAATTCAACACAATCACCCACTGCAGTTGAAGAAATGCTGCCACCCGCCCCTACAGTCGAGACCAGAGAGCCTACACGAATACTTTGACCTGCACCCTGCGCAACTGTAAATGATGTACCACCGCTTAGCGCGATTCTGATGATTGAATGTTGAGCTGCAACAGCTGGAAGGGTTAGGACAACCGCACCTGACGTAACATTAAATCCATTGTTTACAACTAGAGTAACGCTACCTGTTACCGCACTCCAAGTAAGCCCACCACCTACCACTGAGATGGAATAGCTTCCAGGGCCTCCTGTTGCGCTTAAACCCGTTCCAATACCGATTGTAGAGGGTACAGGATTCGCTCCAGTAGAACCGATAAGGACTTGGCCATTCGTCATCGCTGCAACGGTTGTAATGTTGTCTGCTGCATCTCCAACGACAACGCCGAACTGTGTCAATGCAGGGGAGGAAAATACTCCTGTGCCATTATAGTAAGCTACACCTTGATCGGAAAGATTGATTGCGTTGTTGGTCGGCATCGTTTACCTCAAGTTAAAGTTACTTCTTTCCACACTGCATTATCAGGAGTCAAATCTGTAGAGAACCAAAGTGTTCCTCCTGCTTCGTTAAACCAGAACCATTGTTGGGTATAATCGCTATCTAGTGCTCCTGGGTCATGATCGGTTACTAAGCAGAAACTTGTTCCTGTTTCAATTGGTGCATTTGCCATGTTTTACCTATGGTGTAATTGTCCATCTATTTGTTTTTCTGTGTCCATGACCAACCTGAAATCCTTCAAGCTTCGCATGACATGATCTACAAAGAGTTATTCCGTTTTTCACATCAAACCTTAATTCTTCTTTGTCCTTCCAAGGAATAATATGGTGGGCGTGTAATCCCTTTTCTGTTCCACATTTTGTGCATTTTTTTCCGTCTCGTTCCTTTACTGCTTCAGACCATTCTTTAGTTATCAAAGAGTTTCTTTTTGTGCTTTTTCTGGTCTTTTTTCCTTTATTCCAAGGGATCCTTCCAGTCTTTTTTCCTTTCATTGGATGGCCATTGTCGGCTATCCATTTTTTCATCCATTCGCTATGGGAGGTATTTTTCCTTCCTGTTAAGGTAATGGCGATCTTTCGTTTATGCTCCTCTGATTTGGGTCTAGAGTTAGCCTCACGAATCCTCTGCTTTTGATATTCACCCATTGGGATTAATCGTTTTCTTCCCCTTCTTTTGCTTGCTCCATTTCTAATATTTTCAATCGCTATTTCAGAAAAGTTCCTTTTTTTTCCTATTTTTGATTGTCTAATCTTTTCCTTATGCTCTTCACTTAAAATCCTTTTTTTTCTCATGGTATCTTCCCTTTTTAGGGATCATACCACATATCAATTACCTATGACACCAAAAAGTTCCCGATTGCAGAATTAGCAATCCAAATTCCTAGATCATAGTGCGTCAATTCAATCGCATCTCCGCTAGCCGTGCTTGTGATAGTTGTTCCAGATTGATTCCCTAGCTGCAAAACATCTCCAACATTACCAGCGATAACCAATGTGTCATTAGTCACAACCTTGAATTTGATGGTTGTTCCCATTGGCTGAGGTTGAGCTGGTACCGTAAGGGTAATATTTGCAACACTGAAATTACCCTCATTTGGATTGACTGTGACCGATGAGTTTTGCTCTACCCATGGGAACAAACCTGAAAAGTTCCCTTGGACAAATCCATCAACCACGGTAAACTGGCTAGAATCAAATGAGCAGGTTCCCCTAACGACACCAGTTCCAGGAGCTGCGCCCGCTTCTGCGTAGGGCTTCCAATCTGATACAGTGATAACCCCAATTGCAGGATCAAGCGCAATCGCTGTGCCATTATTGATAATGTTGCAGTAGGTTAGATTGCCTGTGCCAGCTATGCAAAATCCGCTAGCAGCTGTGGAGTTAAATGACGTGTTGAAGACGTTTGCAGAACCGGCCGCCGTCATGTCTATCGCTGAATCAAGAGCTGATATAGAGCAATCGATTAAAGTGCATTGGTTAGCGGATGTGGCAAAAAATATACCTGCTCCACCTGCTCCCGCAACTGTAGCTTGAACCCCTTGGAATCGAGAGGAACTATCAAGGAATACCCCAATGCTGCCACCAGAAATACGGCAATTGTCTGCAAAGACCACTGTTCGGCTATTGGCATTGATTGCAGTCACATCACTAGTAAGAGCACACTCTATCATCAAGAAAAATCCGAGGGTTCCCGATGTGTTTTGCAGGTCGATGACATTGAATCCAGAATCTGCGATTAGAGTACAGTTTTTCACTGAGAATCGAACAGGAGTTACACCACCAGCAACACTAATCACAGGAGCAGCAGAGCTGATGATTTGCATATTGCTGATTGAAAAGCCATTTGTTCCAGTGATTGTGCAGGAGATGTTTCCAGTCAAAAATACAGACTGAGCGCCAATAAGGTTCACTGCCCCTTGTAGCTCTATTCCACCATCAACGATTGAAATATTTTCTGTATAAATTCCTGGACGAATTAGGATGGTTGCTGGGTTGAATACCCCATGCCCATCCGCAATAGCTTGGTTAATCGCTGCTTGGATAGAAGTGAAGTTTACACCATTCCCAAGTCCATTAGCTGGAGTTCCAACAACATAACTTGAGTATCCAAATTTGTTTGTGCTATTTGAAGGGCCTGGCATTATTTATCCTATGTTTTACCTGTTATCAGATTAACAATCATAAAAGCGTCCAATTTCCGATCACGGATTCTGCCGACCAGCGGGATGCTGATGCGACATACACCAACACTAAACAGTCTCCCGTATCGCTTCCCGTGGCTGTTCCACCAGCACTTGATGTTACATTTCCAATAGTGATTGTATGGGCAACATCGGCCTGAACAACTGTTGGAGCATTCACTGATAAGATGCGCACCTGTTCGCCTTGTGCGGGTGCTGCTGGCAATGTAATTGTTGTTGGGCCGAAATCCATGTACCCTGTATCTACTACTGCAAGCGTTGGAGCTGCGACATCTTGCCACTCTACAGATGACACTGTAAGGATCGAGCCACCTGCTGATGTTGTTACACCAGCACCACCTTTGATAGTGATTACACCCGCTGTAGGGATTGCAAAGCCTGAATCAGCATCAAGTTGCGTAACCGCTCCAGAAGTAGAACCATTGAGAGAAACAAACCCATCTGTTACGGTGAAGTCATTGTTATAAAAGCTAGCTGTACCACGATTAGAGCCAAATGCACCTGCTGCTGTTTCTGCGTAGGGCTGCCAGTTAATCTTTTGTTGGGTAACTGCTGCTCCAATCCCCAGAGCAGATCCGCTAAGCAAAATGTCCCCGAATGAGGCCGTAGTTCCAAGGACTCCATCTACCCAGAAACCGCCCGCTCCTGAACTGGTAACTTCACTGTGTCTAATGTCTAAGCTTCCAGCTACAGGGAAGAATCCTGTTTCTAGGCCACTGAACAATCGAGAATGGTGAACAGTCATGCTTCCACCAGCTGTTCCCCCAAAAATGTAGATCGCCGCGTTTAATGTAGTATATTCACCTGTAAGAGAATTGCTTCCAGCGGTTGATTCATACACGTTAGCCGATTGAGAATTGCAGTTTCCAAGGCTTATAAAAGCGGCTTGAGATCCCGCTCCAATTCCTTCGAAGCAATGACTTGCGGAATTAACATTCGTGTTATCCGTAGAAAATTGAGCCGCTCCTCCTGCTGTAGCATCTAAAACAAAAGCCCTTTGACCTGGGTTTGTAAAGGCTTCAACACCGCAGAACTTCATAGCAATAATTGCTTGCGCTCCCGCTGCTGCTTGAACTGTGAAAGCATCTCCTGCAAGAGCTGAGAATGTGATATATTGAGATAGCTGTGCACCAACTCCAGCTGCTATTGCAAAAGTGTGGTTACCTTGGATAAGAACTTTTGCTAATGGGGAAGGCAATCTACCATCAACATCAAAACCGTACAAATCGACACCAGCACGTAATGTGAGGTTTTCGACATAAGGAAGAAGAGATGATCGAATCCCTACAACTCCTCCACCTGCTGCAAAACAGTCGTCAATTGCAGTCTGTATAGATGAGTAGTTGCAGCCATCGCCAAGAACTGTTCCAACGATGAAGGGGGTTAGACCGAATTTATTATCTGCGTTTGACCATCCAGGCATATTATCTCCTTGTGCCGTTGTACAATTCTAACCACTGTGCATAACTCACGAAGGGCCACATATATCCTCCTTAAGCGAGAAGCCAGTTACCACCCGCACCTGGGTAGCACTGCCATTCTCCAATAGAGCCTCTATAAATCAGCCTTAATGCATCCCCAAATTGAGTGCTGGTTGCAGTACCACCAGCTGACGAATTAGTATTCTGAATTCGAATTGTCTCTGCGCCAGATGCTGTAACCACTACACCACCACCAATGTTATCGATGATTTCAACTACATCACCTGTGGAAGCTCCTAGTGGTAATGTATACGCACCTGCTCCTGTAGCAAAATATCCATTGTTAAATGACATAACTACTGGTGCGGAGTCTTGCCATGTGATACCACCAGAAGACAGAGATTGCACAAAACCCGTGGCCGATACACTGAACTGGCTAGAATCAAAGGAACACATACCCGCAGCTGCTGGAGTATCTACCGCTTGAGCAGAGGAGTATTGTGTTTCAATGTCATAGGCATTTGCTGCCAGAGAGTTGGTTCGAATTGGGATAAGTTGAGCTGCAACGATAGTTCCATTAACCTGAATGACACCAGAAGCATTTGCCAGCACAGGATCTGTTCCTGGGGCGGTGTTGGCCTGTACATCCACTCTTGTTACTGCTAATCCATTCAGATTTGATACATAGCCATTTCCGTCCACTAGAAAGTGCGCACTATCAAACGAGGCGACCCCCTGAGAGGTTACATCAGATACAGCAGAAGAAGCGGCTCTTTGAACTTCAATTTGAAGTTGGTTTAGAGCGATAGAATGTGATCTAACAGGGATTGCTTGCTGTGCTACTGCAACACCATTAACAGTTATCAATCCTAGAGCTGTAGGATCAACGGGAGTTACCCCTGGTGCTGTTGCAAAATCTACACCAATCTGATCAATTGCAAGTCCACCACCCGCTAGAGATACAAAGCCATTTCCATCTACTGTAAACTGTCCATTGTTAAAGCTCGCAAGTCCTGCATTGGCTGCACTAGATAATGCTTGTCCTGATGCTCTTTGCACTTCAATTTGTAAAGCATTGGCTGCAATACTGTTTGATCTTACTGGGATACCAGCTGCTGCAACGGATGCACCATCAATAGTAACTACACCTGCTAAAGGAACGACAGGATCTGTGCCTGGTGCAACGAAGTTTTGGACGTTGAAAGCAGTGGCGGGTGAGCCACCACCTGCTAAGTCAATAGTGATGTTTGGGTTTGCATATCCAATATTTAATGTTCCCAAGGGGGAAACAATCGTACCCGCTTGGATCTGAACTAAAGGATATCCATTACCATTTGCAATCGCAAAATTACCTGGAACAGTTAGCTCTCCGTAAGCACCTGGAAGAGTTCCATAGTTAACGTTATCTCCATTAACAACAGTTCCGCTGATAGTTGTTGAATAAAAACCTGAATGTGTAGGCATGCTTCCCTCTTATGGTGTTGGTAATAGGTTAACGTTTACTCGCCAATCTAAAGTTTCTCCTGCTACACCTGTGACCTGTATACGAATAGTTGACGGAGCAACTCCAGGTATGCAATTGAAATCAATGCCTGACAAAGCAGGATCTTCACAGATTGATACATCTATGAAGTCTCCAAGAGTGATGCTTACAACACCACCCATACAACAAACAGACGTGTTAGCTAAATCAGAAGCGCATAGAGTGCGTGTAGCATTTCCAACAGAGAAAATTGCAAATACAGATGTGGCTTGATTATTAACTACTGGGATATCAGGAGTTTCATCACTTGTTGCTCCAACTGTTTGCAATGAGTAGCTTGTTGAGCCAAAGACTTGGAGCTGATTGCTTGAGTTGATGACAATTGATGTGCCATCTACCTGAACTTGAGCGTCCATTTGCCCAGCGCCGCCATTTGTAAATAAAATGGCTCCTGATGCTCCACCTTGTACGTCAATGTTTCCCGCAACAGGGGTGACAGGTACTAAATCATCACCAGTTAAGGTATTTAAAGACCCCCCACCAGCCCCTATTAAAATCCAAGTTGTACCATTCCAAAACCATAAATCTGCTGGGTTTAAGCTATCATTAAACCATTCTTGACCCGCTGGATATTCATTATCCGCTGAAGTCGGTGCTCTTTGTGAATGAATTGGAATCGGAAAGCAATCGATTAGAGGTGCTCCAACTCCGTATACTTTAAAAATTCGTGTTCCCATTTTTACTCCCTCTCCATATTCATAAGCTCAGAATAGGTAATAAATTTTAAATTCATCAAACAATTTTATTCGTGTAACAAATGTTGACAAAATATGTGAATAAATGTCATAAAATGTTAAAAATAGGAGTTTAGAAAATGGAAGAGAAATTTTACTCTGTGAAAGAATACGCTGATTTAATGAAGATTCATGAAAATACAGTGTACAATCACATCAAGACTGGACAGCTTCAAGCTTTCAGGATTGGATCTGGTAAAAAGGCATCCTATAGGATCTCAAGCAATGAGATACTAAGGATTCGGGAATTTGATACTCTAAAAGTTATAGATGAGCTGGTAGAGAAGAAACTATTTAACATCTTGAAGCAGGAAAACTTTCAGGAATGGGTATCTGCTTACTTGGAGAAGCATGATGATGAGTAATAACTATTTTAGAGAATATGTGCTTCAAACGCTGAAAGAAAATTTCGGTGAAAGGATACTACAAATTCCTCCATCTCTAGCAATTCCAAACTGTAATAGAATTGAAATAGACAAAACACTATTTGAAATAGGTTATGATAATAATTCAATTACTAGAAACACAGATTATATTATTGAAAACCTAATATATGTGATTAAAGAAAAAGGACTAAACAACTACTTCTTTAACTTTAGTTTTTTCATTCGTCCAGATTTGCTACAAAATAGACCGTGTCTTGTTGCTAGATGTCAATACTCTTCAGAAAATGTCCCAGAGATAGTTAAAAGGTATGAAGAAAAACAAGAAGCTTTGATGGATCCTAAACTTTCTTAATTTTTTCCAAGGATTTGCCAAAAGCCCTAAGAGATAAGAGAAGCCTTCCAAGAAACCTGCTATCACGTTTTTTTTCTTTTTTTTCTTTTTTCTGCATCCTTTTCCTCTTTAATTCTATTTTTTTCAGCTTTTGCATCCATTCGCTGCTGTTGTAATTTTATGTTCTTTGCTTCATAGGCTGCATCTAAAGAGAAATAAACAGGCTGATATTTTCCTGAATACTCCTTCCCTCTCCCCCTTTCTGATTGAAGCCTTTTTACTAGATTTGACATTTCATGACCAATAGGAGATGAAGTCCCTTTTACCCATGACCCAACTAGACTGTTACCAGTTGTTTTTCTCTTGGCTAAAATATTTGTTAGCATCTCAACATCTTCAGGAGTTATGTTGTTGTAGATATACAAAGACCCATCATGAGGCAGATACGCAAGCTGATTTAACTCGGGATCATAACCCGCCCAGTTTACATTGCGTGAAACATCTCCACCTATTTCCTCTTCTATGCCCTTAATCAAATCTTCATATAGTTCGGCTAGATCCTTTTTAGGAAGAGGAGAAGGGATAACTTGGCTAGCCTCTACCTGCTTGAGCTTCCCATTTTCAGAAACAATGGCTTTACCGTTCCTATTAGCCTGTAAATCCCCTAAATCTCCAGTTGGTGTAACAACTGCATTACCCTTCTCAAAAACCTCTTCTTCCTCTTCTTCGATATCTTCTATTGGAGGTTCTTGTACAGGGGCTGATTCTTTTGGTTGTTCCCTTTGCAAAGAGAAAACATCCCTTACCATTTCAGCTAGAGGCTTGGCTTGTCCTGATTTTATCTGTTCATCAAGCCACTTCTTTTGCCCTGGTTTGAGAAAATGTTGATCTAATACGCTCTCTATATCTTCTGGTGATGTGCCGCTTCTTATCATCCCTCGAACAGGAGAGATAACGCCCATGTTACTTAATATCTCTATGCTTTTTTGTGGATCCTGAGTAGTGGCTGGCTGTTCTGGGGGTTGTTGGATATCCGTTGGGAGCTGAGCGGCTTCTTGTATAGGGGGGATATCTGGTTGAGGTGTTGGGGGTTGATCGGTTGGTCTATTCAACAGACCAGAGGCGCTTTGAATGCCTTGAGCAATTGCTGGCAATCCTCTGACAGCTCCATATGCACCACCAGCTAAAGCAACTCCAGTCCCTATGTTTTTGGCTAAACCCTTCCAATCCGTGCCTTGGTTGAAAATTCTTGTGCCTTTTTCCTGTTCTGTTTGACCAGAAAGCATCTGATTTCTTTGGCCGTGGGTAGCATATTTCCCTTTAGTGAGATACTTCAGTATGTCATCTTGTGTGTAACCTTGTGATAGGGCAGATTTGATCGTTCTAGCTAGTTTCTTGTTGTTGTTAGATAGCCATCCAACAATTTGAGAGGCATTATAGCCCTGTGCAAGGGCTGATAACATACTAGAAATCGTCATTGTTTCCCTTTGAAAAAGTCAAACACACTTCTTTTGCCTTCCATAATGCTATCTAAATCTAGCCTTTGTGGAATGGAAAGCTTGTTTCTTTCATTAGCCTGATAATCCGAAAGCTTCAATCTGCCCGATTGAATCGCAATGTTTAAAGCCTCATTGAAAGCTTGATCATCGAAATTATTTTGCAGGGCTTTTTCTCTAATGAGCAAAAGAGAATCCTCTGGTGAAATCCTTGATAAGGCATTAGCAAGCTCAAAAGTGGATTTTTCTCTTTCTTTAGGTGATCCCATATAAACAGTTTCAAATAATGTTTCTTTTGGCTTAGAAGCTTTTGGGATCAATTTTTCTGTATTTGGAGACAAATTGGAAACAGCATAAGCCGCTTGCGCAATTCCATAATCCTTCATACCCATTGCATTGAAATACTGGTTTCTAAGCTGATTCTTAATGAGTGATCTTAAGTTTTCTGGAAGGTCTTTTCTTTCGTCAATTCTTCTTAAATGGTCTTGTACAGATGTTCTTGCATCGTTTAAACGGGTTTGTATCTCACCAGGTCTAAGAATTGATCCTGTAGGCAAACCCCTTTGACTATTTTCGAATTCTATTAATGGTTGGCCAATTAAAGTGTTGTAAGCTTGTTCTGTATTTGCAAACCTTTCTGAAGCGGGAGCATCAGCATATTGTCTAGATAACTCTTTCCAGATAGATTTTTCACCTTCTGTCATTTTTCCGTGAGCCTCTCCCAATCTCATTTCAGAATCTTGGAAGAAATCAATATCTGCTTGTTGTCTAGCTTTTTGGTATTCCTCTATATTGGAAAACCCTTCTTTTTGTGCCTGGTAAAAATCTTTTTGGTATTGCTTTACTTTATTGATCTCTTGATCAACCACTTGAGGATTAGTTATCCCTGATGCCCTTAATTTTTGTCTGATAAGCGCTTCTTCTGCTGGACCGATAGGAGTAGGAGGAGATAAAGGTTTCTGAGGCTTTAAACTCTCTGGAGAGCCAGGAGTTGGAGGAGGTTCAACATTCGGAAAATATCTTTCCCCTAGGGTATTTTGTAATTCTGAAAAAGATAAAGTGGAGCTATAACCTGGGGGTTGTTGTCCTGATAAATCGGTTCGTTCACTAGAGGATCTAATCTTTTCTGATTCTGCCTGTTGTCGCGCTGCTAGATCTTGAGATAAGGCTTGATACAGAGGTTGAACATACCTTTCAGCGCCAGGGATTCCAGCAGTTGCGAATATAAGCTTTTGGGCTAATTGGCCAGGGGTTGTATCTGCTGGAAGGTCTCCTAATCCAGAAATAGCATTTTGAAGCATTCCCCTTTGAAGACCTATTTCTGACCCTCTTCCAATTCCCTCTCTAAGGGCTTGGCCTATTTCATTACCGATATTTGTTTTTTGAGGTAGGATTTGAACCATTTTTTTCTCACAGTAATAAAGGAAGGAGTTTTGCCATGCTTGCCATTCCAGCAGCTTGACCGGCTCCTCCTGCAAATCCTGATGTTAATCCCCCGAAAAGACCAGTAGAGCCAGGTTGATACAGATTTTCGAATGATCTTGATCCAAGTCCAAGATTTGCTAGGTTTGTATAGTTTCCCATAGCTTGCTGCGCTGCATTCTGCTGCATTTGAGCATACAAGTTAGAAAGGTTGCTTTGAAATTGACTTGCAGCACCGCCTAGAGCCTGACCGAATCCAGAAGATCCTAAAGCTCCTCCACCAAGACCACCACCTAACCCTGCAAATCTCTCTGCTAATCGTGGTACTGTTTGTTCTTGGAATTCTGTTCTGAAAGGGGCTGCAAATTGGTCAAAAGATCCTCTATCACCGCTAAGTATTCGAGACAAGTAGTTTTGAGATTGGGAATAATTCCCGCCAACTCCACCACCCATGCCCAATTGGCCAAGCAGTGATGATAAAGCTTGCTGCTGTTCAGGTGTATAAGTAGGGGCTTGTATAAGCTCATCCTTATCCCCAAATAGAGCACTTCCTATTCTGTCGAAAATGCCAGTTTTCTTGTTTAACCAATTTCCGCCAGGGGCTAACAATGGAGATAGACTCATACACACCTCTTTTTCTTTATCTTATGCGATAAAAAAAGTAATATCAAAATTAATTTTTCAGGTATTCACAGACAGCTAAAACAGATGTTAAGTCCGTTGCTGCAAGTGGATTCGTGAAAAATATATCGGTAGTGGTTAGATAAATCGTTGGATATCCCATGACGGAAAAGAATTCTGGAACTGTGCTCGTGCATCCTGCATAGATCAATGTAGCCCTTGCTATTCCTACAATGTTATGAGGAAAGTTAACAGTTGCACCCGCTAGAATGTTTCCACCATTCAGCACCGTGAGATCAAAGCATTTTCTGTATACGTTAGATGAAACCGTTGTTGTGGATACGTTGTATAGGCTGGAATTTGCAAACTCTTGAGAAGAAAATAGACCCCCGATCTTTGTGTTAACAACATTGGATACTCTCTTAGAAAAAAGTTCTATTTCTTCTAGGAACCTTTCTTGGTCTTTTGGGAAGTCTATTGAGATAGGAAGCTGATTTGTCAATAGAGGCTGATCTGATGAAAAACTCACTGGGTTAATCCTCCTCCAGGTCTAGTCCAAGCATTAATCCCCAGCAATGTCCAAGCCTGTGCATGAGTTTCTAAAAGGTTCATAAGCTCATTGCTATATGTTATGTTTATGCTGCAAAATTGACCAACGGTTGTCGCATAGAAAGAATACCATGCATAATCAGATGTGGTTGCAGGAGGATAGAAGGTATTTGTAGGCGCTGAACTCATGTTCTTATTACCAACTAGGATATTTCCAACCACTGATGTGCTTGCATTAAGAAGCAAATTGATAGTCATTTGAGCTTGTGAGGTCACTTCTACAAGGAAATCTATATGAGAAATCTTTGTTTGAAGCCCTTTATCTTGGTAGAGACCAAAATCCTTTGTAATCACGTTCAGTCTTGGAAAGATGGTTATATTTCCACAACCTGCATATATCACAGGAGTTGTTGGAGTAAATGGGAATGGGTAGACATACTGTTTTGTGATAGGATCTAGTTTTAAGAGTCCGAATGTGTTCTGATCTATTACGTGCACTCCAAAAAGCTGCCCATTTAAGTCAGTTGCAACAGGCAAGAATGTAACAGAGTCTATGAAATGCATATCATTGATCTGTATTACCTCTTCATTTTGCAGGTTGTGGTCAGGGCTGGTTACAGTAATAGGATTTGTTGTAAGATCGATATCTTGGACGAATAGGGTTTGCTGGTCGGGCAGCTGCCAGTTGTATAGAAATATAAATCCCTGTTGATTGCCTCCTGTAACGGAAGGGAATAGAGCTTGATTTTCACCTGAATCCCAGAATACATCATAATCATCCCAGTATACATCCGTGCTATCCCATGTTAAATCTTCGCTTAGCTGAAACTTACCAAATGCTGTTACATTATCGCGAAAGACTGACCAAGCTCCAGTTCGATAATTATATGTTAATACTTTGTTTGGAAATTTTATGTTAACACCAGGTGCTGCTTCTGTGTTGGAATCGGGATAACACCAATATACAATTTCATTTCTATAGTCTCTAGCTCCCCAAACGCGTTTAACCCCGTCATTTTCATTCTCTATCTCAAACACCTGATCTGGTATGTCTAGATCGATTCTATCCGATCCTGTGCCATTTGAAGCGGTAATTGCTTTGTCGCCAACTGACAACATTTGGTTTTCAAATAAAACTTGTGAGAAAGTAGACTCTGATCCGAAATCAGAGGATATCCTTTCCCAAATGAATGGCATCCCATATTCGCCTACATATCTAAGCTGCCATGTCGTCTGTTCAAACTGGACAACTAGGGTATTCTTAACGAATATAGCCCCAACGATTGCCTCTGCTGTTGGAGCATCTATTAAACCACCCTTTCCAAATATGTCCCCTCTCCATGCATCTACTTGAATGGGTGAGCCAAGCTGTGAGAACCTGCAACGGTTTTGTATGTTAACAGCACCACCCGCGCCCCCTGCTGTTAACCCTTCCCAGCAATTCAATGCAAGGAGCCTGCCATAGTAAGGAACAAGGATTCTACAGCTAAAAAGAGAGTCATTAGCAGTGATTAAAGGAACAAAGTTTGTCCATGTAGCCCCATCAGTATACCTCATGGGGTTTGCTGCTGTGCTAACAAAGTTGGTTACAAAAAACAACTTGTCTTGAGGAGCTGCCCCACGATAGTTGCAAGCTTGAAAAAAGTCTGAATCGGTTGAGTCCCATGCAGTCCCAGGGATGAACTCATCAAACCCAGAACCGTTCCATGCATAAGCATAATGCTGATCGAACCATAGAGTTTGTTCGTCATTGAGTTGAAAGATATCTCTTAGATGAATCCCCATGCATGGCAATGCTGGGAAGTATTGAATATTGGCTGTGACAGTCGTGCCAAGAGGAGGTATAACTGTAAAATTCAATACAACCTGACCAGTTGTATAGATAACATATCCGCTTGAGATGGTATATACCCCTGATGTCATTACAAGAACACCATCGCCGTTCACATCTTCATATATAGTCTCATTGGCTCCGCCTAAGTCTATTACGATCTCGACACTACCACATTGAAGCTCTGCATTGGGTTCAGTGGGTCTAAATGAAGATAAGATATCGGGATTATTATAGACGGCTGTTCCATCAGTGACAGCAAGAGAAATGTTTGTCACTTCACGTCTGAGCCTTCCAAGGAACTTAACCCCATTCCTTTTTTTTACTCTTTCTCTCCATACAAAGGCATTTTCCAAAGTTTGCCACGCTTGATCGGGTAACAAAAAAGGCTTTTTGTTTTTCTGTAACCCTGATGAAATCCCCGTGATAAACTTAGGTATTAAGGCCATCTATACAAGTCCAAAAGCTAGATAGGTAAATGATACGTTTGTTGCAACCCCATTTAAATCAGATGTTGTCAATGTAAAATTGTTATTATTGGGTGTGGATAATACTTGTGCAAATCTTCGTGCTGCTGGGGATGGACTTTCTATGGTGAGTTGAATGCTTTGAGGTGCACCAGTAAATGGAATTGCAAAAGGTACAACTGTTCCTGATGGGAAGCCGCCAGCTTGTGTAGCTGATCCCCATGTAACTCTTGCTGCGCCTAGGGTTAGGCTATATTGCAAAAATGGATTTCCGCCTATCAAGATATTACTAGTGGTTAAAAATGGAGTGCAATTGATAGGTGTTCCATTATTCTCTGGTCTCATAAAGAGAGCAGGGACAGCTCCCAAAAGCTTGCAATATACTGCTACTTCATTGGCTGCTGTTGTTGGGTCTGTTGTGGGAACATGAATAGGATACGTTGATTTGTTGTGCTTCCCTTCCCCTACGAGGTTAGGAGCTATATGATCTTGAGATACCACGTTATAGTAGTTTGAGAAGTTGTTTAGAACCTGCGTTCTGGAAGCTCCAAGGCTTTGTCCAGAGGCTGGTATACCTGGCGTGAATGTCATCTATCCTCCTGAACCAAATCCCCATCCTCCACTGCCATAGTTGTAGGATAGTTGGTCTGCAAAAATTGTGTTTACTCTTTGGCTTCCTAACTGTGCGTATGTCCTTGTCTGACAAACGCTATAACGTTCTTGTAACATCTTATCCATGAGCATTACACCATCAGAATCAAGCCTATCTTCATAGATTTTCTTAGCTGCTCCAATGGCAATACATTCCCACCATTCGCTAAGCTCTGGCCTGCCTGCTAGACCTGGAGTATCCATAAGTGCTTGTGTTGGTTGGCGTGATGCCATTAACTCTATGGTATATCCCTTATCTGGAACTGGACGCAGTGTGAATTGGTTTTGGTAAAACAAAATTGATAGGGGAATAGATAGCTTTACTGGGTTGTACTGTATCTGAATCTGTTGTCCGCTTGGCACTGAGCTTGTGAACACTAGGTTTGCGATAGTTCCTGTATCATAGTCTATGATCCCAGAAAAGCAATCCCCTATCAAATTTCCGTTTCCATCATCGGTAACATTTAAGGTGTTTCCATTAGAAACGTTAGCGGTTATCAAGATGTTTTGTACCCTAGAAGCAGGATAATTCAAGGCTGCTGAAGTAGAAGAAGCAGTACCACCGCCTATATAAGTTAAGCCTGTTGAAACCGCTGCTATGGTAACGGTTGTGGCCGTAGCAAATGAGATTGGATAGGTGATGTTATTGAGAAGAGGGGCAATCGTTCCTGTAACATTCTGAAAGTAGATGTTTTGAGAAGCTGAAAACTGGTTATTCGCAAAGGTAATGGTTGTGAAGCCAACGGCTGGTGAGTCTACTATGATATTTGTGATGGCTTGTTCATAGTATGGCTCATTGTTTACGCTACGAATTAGCGGTCGTGCTGTTGTAGTGCCAGAATATGGCCCCGCTGTTCCATCTCCTGTGGCAAAGTTGGTATAGTTTTGCCAGTTGAAATTGACTCCATAGAAGCTCCACGGGTCTTGAAACAGCCTTATTTCCCTCTTAGCGCAATAGCATGGCATTTGAACTGTGGTATATTTTTCAGAATCAAACTCATAGGTATCTATACCCCTAACAGTGTTAAAGGTGAGCTTATCCTGAAGCTTTAAGCTTCTAAATTGTGCAGGAAAGTCGTATAGGTAGAAGCTATCTACATAATCTGCAAGACCCACGCTGTTTGCGTCATTTGGATCTGCAAAATCAGGCATCTGCAAAGTGCTTGCAGTGCCTGTTAATCTTCTTATTTTAGCAAAAATTGCTGAAAGCTGAACAATAGCCATAAAACCAACGGTGCAAGTGTTAATTTGCTTATAACAAAACTATTTTTTTGCACCGTTAGATTTTTTAGAAAAAGTCTAAGGGGATGAATTTAGTTCGTGAAGTGACCTCGATTTGATCTTTTGTTCCATCAAGATTTTCTCTCCACTTTCTCACCTTCTTCTTAACGTTGTTAAGGTGTTTAGCTAAATCCATGGGAATATCTATCTTTTCACCATGATTGATTTTAACAGTTCGGATTGGCTCGCCTGGGTAGAATCTATAAGAGAAATCAAACCATCCGCCTTGAGCATCTGTGAACTCAAATATTCCAGTTACAAGCTTCTCACCATCTTTTTGCAACTTCTTAATTTTCTCAGCTGCTTTTGACTTCTGTTCAGCTGTAAGTGTGCAAATGCTTCTTGCTCGCGTTTCTTGAATTAACATTTTTACCTCTTTAAAAAGCCCCCCTAAGTGAATAGAGGGGCAATTGCTTACTGTTGGTTATATTGGTCGTATTTGAATGCTCTCCATTCCCATACGTCATCAACGTTTCCAGATGCAAACATTGCAGAACCACAATGGATAACCCGTGTGTTTCTGTTGTCGAATGCGTCTAGAAGGTTTGTTCCAGGGGGTTGTTGTGCAACTGTTGCACTGCCCATAAATGGAACAACACCAGAAGATGAAGGCACGCAAACAGCTGGGCTTACGCCTGCTGCTGCAACTGCCGATGTTGGGTATGTAAAAGCAGTGAATCCGCTTGTATCCAAGTCTAAAGTGACAGAGGAGACAGAGCCAGAATTCACAACACTTAGCACTCGAGCTGATCGATTGTTAATTTCATCCATGCCGAAATCTGAAGACACACGGAAGGAGATAATTTCTCCAGGTGTGAAATCATTTCTCTCTGTGAAATAAACAACCGCTTGAGCTGCTTGAGTGATATTCGCAATAAATTTCCATCGTGGATACATTCTGCTAGGAATGAATTTGGTTACATTCCCTGCTGTAGCGTTAGCTGCAAAGGTAATCCCAGATGAAGCCATATAGCCTAATGTGATGCTCACGTTAGGTGTAACGGCTGTTACTTGGAATGTATATCCAGCGATTTGAAATTCACCAGTGGTTTGAGTAAGTCTTACATAATCACCAACTGCAATGGTTCCAGTGTTAGCCATGCTAACAATGAAAGTACCCGCTGCACCTGTGATAGAGGTAAGAGGTAATGCTGCAAATTGTGGAGGATTTGCAGTGTCATAAGTGGTGATACCATCTGATGACAAAAATGTAGCAATCATGGCTGGGTCTACAGCATCAGAGGATTGTCTAATCCCTTTTGCTGTTCCTTGAGCCATTGAACGCTGCCAAAACCATTCAATTGGTAATGCTGCGTTAAATTCACCCCATCCACTTGAAACTGCAGAACCTAGGTTCTTCATTTCAATGTAGTCAGGGGGATTTTGGCTGATCAATTCTAGATCAACTTGTTGCTGGGCAGGAACAAATGTACCACCCGCAATCATTTGATAGGGTAACATATCTATTCCTCCTTAAATTCCGGTTGATCTTAAGTTTTGAATCCAAAGATCGTTTGTAATGCACTGGCCTTGGTAAAACGAGCAACCCGCTGTATGTCTTAACCATTCTATTACTTTCAGCAACAGCTTGCTTACTGACCTATTTCTAGGCGGGGGAACTGCTTCGAATTCCCCTCTACAGGTTTCCTCTGTAGTTTGGACTATCGCATCTCCTTTCGGAGTCCAAAGATTTAGTCTCTCACGCTGGCAAATTTGTTCTATGCTCTTCTCCATGACATTTACGACACACCCAAACAACTTCCAAAGGTTTGGTGTAATCATTGTGGTGAGCCTGTGGCATACAATTCGTTTTACATCTTTCACAAAAATCAGGTTTGATAAGTTGTCCAAACTTAACCGCGAGAGCAACATAGTTGTGACATTCGATCTTCTCCCGATTTTTTTTGCGATAAGCTTTAGTATTTGCATACCCATTTTTCTTTCTTGATTCTTTAAGCTTTTCAAGGATTTTTTCTTTGTTCCTTTGATAATAAGCTCTTTGATTAATAAGAATTTTGTATGGATTACGTTTAGCCCATCGTTCATGTTTAGCAAGACAGATTTCAGGACGGCTCTTGTAATATTCTCGACCTTTAGCAAGTCGACATACTTTACATTGTTCTGCGTATCCATTTTTTCCTTTCTTGCTTTTGTAAAAACTACTGTATTGTTTTTCAACCTTGCAAACAGTACAGATCCTTGTATCTTGCATAAAACCCCCTTTGATGGAGTATTATTATATACTGCAGGATTCATACTATTCAACATATTTACCTTGCGCCTTATCGCCTTAAGCTGCTTGCTCGTAGGCTTCTAAGTCAATTACTTCGGATTTTACATGCACATTTAAAAAGATTTTTATGCATGGATCATTGTTGTACCCAGGCGGCAAGTAAATAAACTTAGCCTTGCCTCCAGCTTGCCAAACAACTTTGTAAGCTTCTTTAGCTGCTACAAAGCAGTTAGCAACGTCTTGTCCGAGTAATGAAGCATTAGGAGTAACAGAGCCTTGTTCAGAAACAAAGAATCTCACGTTATTCACTCCGCCCCATTCTGTTGCCAGAGTGTCTCGGATGTTCGGATACTGGAATTTACGGGTAAACCCGAGTATTCCATTCATAACTGGGATCATGCGAGTTGTAAGCATACAACCGTATGAATCGCCAATTGGAGCTGTCAATTCTGTTACTTTTGAGACCTAAATTTCTGTCAATTCCTAACTGGGTGACAGTTTTAGGCGGGGAAGCCTATTGCACTTCCCTCACTGTGTTTCCACAGTGTTCAGAGCACCGCATCCATAATATTTAGGGTCTTTTCTTTGTGCTTCTTGAAAAGCAATCCATCCCTCTGTTTTTTCAGGATGTTCACTTATATTCCAAGGAGGAGGAAAATATCCTATATATTCATGGTCTTCTCGCTTGCTACGTTCAGGCTGATTAGGATGGAGATGTATTTCCCAAGTAGGGTTTAAAATTCCATCTCCAGCATAGTAAGTGTTTTCCTTTCCACAGGAATGCACATATGCCAACAGATTGAATACACCATTAGGATTTTCCCTAATCTCCCTTTCCATTTCACATTTATCACACATCATAATCTTGCCCCTTGTTGTCTCCGTCTTTACGCTGAGAGTTTCAAGTCTATTAGAGAAGATTTTAATTCGGCACACACTTTACCGAATTTCAAATCTGCTTCAACAATCTGTGTGATATACTCACCAGAGTTGTTTTGCAGAGTTGTTACAACGTCGTCTACGTCCGAAATATTCATTTCGGTGGGCAAATCGCCGTTTGTTCCGCCAACGCAGTTAATAACAGAAGCTGTTGCTTCTAGTTCGTCACGAACGAGGGCATCTTGCGTTTCGCGTAATGCTTGTCCTAATCTGGCTGCTGCACTATTTAAAACTGGGTCTTCATTAGTAATTGTGACTTGTCTAGTCAACACAATATAAGTAGCATAAACACGAACCCTGCAATCAACGTCAACGCGATTAAGCTGCTGAGCTGGAGGGTTAGTTTGCGCATCATCCAAGGGAACTTGGAATAGATCCAGCCTATCATAGCGGGACTGTCTATCAATGAACCCTTGATTATCTGGAAGCTCCACTGGGGAAGCAAACAGCATATGCACAAGGTTTCTCTCTGGTGTAGAAAGTAGCTTAGCATTATACCGCTGCTGAACCTGTGGAGGCATTGTTGAAATGCTCACGGTCATTTTTTGGGTTTCCTATTTAGTAACCCATGCCTACCTGACCAGCATATTGATACATCTCGCGCTGAAGCTCTTTTTTCATTTCATCTGTAAGTTGGAAAGCTTGAGCCATTGGACGTTTTTCAAAAACATGAGGACTAGGAACAGTTTTTTTGTTCTGCTCAATCCTTTTTTCTGCTTCTGTAACCTTTCCATTAGATGATTTAGAGAGACCCTTAGCCTTAAGATATTCATATGATTGAATAGCAATTAAATAGGGGTCATTACTCCTTGCAATAGCTGCTGCTAAGCGTGGGTTTGTTTCCTCTAAAATTTCTAAATTCTCAGGGTTCACAACATCATCGAAATCGGGGAATTCGCGCTTGAGATCATTGAGCAAAGAACTTTGATGTTTTTGGTTGTATCGGGATTCGATTTCCTCTAGTTTTTTCTCAAACTTTTGGTTAATTTTTTTTAAACCCCTTGCAACCTTTTCACCAGCAACAAACTCTTCATTGGCAATCTCCTCTAAAATATCAGTTTCAGGGTCTGATTGCGGTTGTTGAGCTGTTTGAGCTAAAAGCCTTTGATTGATTTCTCTTTGAATCCTAGCTTCTCTTTCCCATTCTTCCTTTTGCTTACGCAATTCACGCCAGTTACGATCGTTTCTGGACTCTCTAAACTGTGTGTATTGTGTATTGTTTTGAGGTTGATCCTGCTGAGTTTCCTCAGGCTGTGGATTGATGATTTCCTGCTCCTGTGGAGCTGCATCTAGATTTTCGCCTTCAGTCATATAAATCCGCCTTGGCTAGAGACAATAAACGCCGAACATACCGAATAGGTCGGTAGCACCTTCTAACTGGACAATATTTAGAAGATATTTTAAATAGAAGAAAAAAATCATTATTTAGATTTTTCATGATATGTCCAAAATGTTCAGAAGATAGGAAAGATTCGGATTTCTTAGGAAAGGACACCTGTTATAAGTGTCAATTTAAAGAAAAAGTAAAGAAGCTTAAACAATCTTCACCATCTTGCAAACAATGCGGAAAGGACAGGCCTGTCCATCGCTGGGCTTATTGCTCTGAATCGTGCCAACAACAGGGAGCTATCTCAAAAAGAAAAACATATTGGGTTAGAAATATAAAAACCCCTCCTGTATAGTATTTGCTCACATAACAACCCTTATAATGGGCAAATAGATGGCCACTCAATATTTTATTAACGACTCAAATCAATACAGCTTTGTAGATATTTTTGACCCTTGGAAAGATTTAAGCGACACCACCATTCAACACGCATTAAATCTTTTTCTTGAAACATTAACGCATCATACAAAAATCGCTTACTCCAATGCTTTCAAAAAGATATTTGGATATCAGATTCTTGATGGCTTCAAACCTCTCTCATTTCTTGTTGAAGCAAACCTAGAGAACCTATTAGACAGCATTCAGTCTCAATCTATAGGTGTTTCTGTTTCAACCAAACAGAACAGAGCGGCTGCTTTCATATCTTTCACAAGATTCCTTTCCAGAAAAACTGGAGGAAAAATAAGGCAAGCCATACCTAATAGAGAAAAAAGCAATCCAACTTTTAGAACTGATAGGCACAAGGCAAAGACTGAAGCCCTTAACGAGCTGCAATGTCGCCAATTCTTTCAAGCAATGAATCCTACTAAACCCATGGACATTTTAATCGCAAAAATGCTTTTACAGGGTGCTAAGCGACTCAATGAAGTACTGGAAGCAAAAATAGAAAACATCAATTGGGAAAAGGGGCAAATCTCATTTGTACAGTCCAAGACAACACAACGTGATAAGGTGACGGTTATTACCTATTCAGCTGAATTTATGGCTGATCTAAAAAAGTATCTGGGTGATAGGGAAAGTGGCCTTATTTTCATTTCAAAAAAAGGTAATAAAATAACCAAAGAACAGGTATATAAAAAATTTGTGTCGGTGGGTGAAAAAGCGGGAATCCCATTCAAAGTCCATCCGCACACTTTCAGAACAACTGCAATCACAAGGTTTGTAGGTATGGGCATTTCTGCTGACAAGATCGCTAAGGTTAGCGGTCACTCTTCTGTAGATCAGGTTATCTATTATGATAAGACATCCATAGAAGACAACATAACCAAACAAATTTCCTTAATCTAAGTGGGTACCCTGTGGACAAAAATAAAAGCTTATATGATCCAACACGCGATACTGTTGGCAAAATTTATAGAGATGCTCAGCTAAACAATACCGAAGACTATATAGAAGTCGGTGACATGAGCCGTGAGATCATGACATCACTAGTCGAGGATCTAAATACAGCATTCAAAAGTTTTGATAAAAAAGAAAAGCCCTACTATTTGGTTGTTCACGAGAAAAAGGATTTGCAAATGAAGAACGCTATCCTTAGAAGGCTTATATATGTTCCATACAGGCCATGGCCAGAGGATGATACCACTGTATTTTGGAGAGACCCAAAGACTAATGAGACTAGATTTTGTTGGTGTTTGCCCCATTGGTCAGAAATGGACAATGTTCTTCAAAATCCATCTTTGTTTGACAAAGAATTTGTGTACCAAATCAAGAAGTGGAAGGATTTCGATCTAATCCCGTTTGGTTTTTATGAGCACCCAACAGAGAAGTGGATACCTAACCCTAAGTGGAAGGACAGGACAATATCCTAAGTTATACCTGATTTCGAGTATAACCATATATAAGTTGATATAACTCGGTGAACCAAATTTCTTTCATGCGTAAAAAACTGAGAAATCTACACACGTCCTATTCTTCATGCGTAAAAAGTGTGCACCACCGTGCGCGCAAGAAAATCCTCTTTTGTGCTAGCTAACTTCTTGTCGTAAATGGTGCATAAGTGGTACAATTATTGCTAATGTGGGGTAACTATGGACAAGAAAAAAGATAAGCGAATTCACGTAACTTTTTCAGATACAGATAGAGAGATACTGGAGATTATTTCATCAAAAGAAAACAGGTCTCTTTCTGATGTTGTCAGGAGAATGGTCGAGAATTGGATGGAGAGATATGAAGATGAGTATTGGTGCGATATTATCTCTATCAAGTCTAAAGAGACTATTTCTCTAGAAGAGGTAAAAAATAGTGTTTAAAGTAGAGTTTGAAGCATCTTTCTGTGAAAAATATTTCTCTAAGATACCAAGGGATCAAAAAGAAAAAATATTGTCCTATATAGAGAATCGCATTGCATTTGATCCCAGAGGCGCTGGAAAGCCTTTAAAAGGTAATTTGCAGGGAAATTGGAGTGCTAGATGTGGAGACTATAGAATAATATACACTATCTTAGACGAAAAAGTGATAGTGTACGTGGTCAAGATAGCTCATAGAAAAGAAGTATATAGTTAACAAAACTCTTAAAAATTGGCATGTGGAAAAAGCGAGAAACCCTCCAATGCGTTTTAAGCACTGGAGGGAAAACAAGGAGAACTTATTTTTTGGGTGATTTGTAGCCAAGGGTTTGCCCCTCTCGTACCTGTCTTAATTCTCCAGCTCTCTCCGAAACCTTGCTCGGGTAAAGAGTGGTTTTAGATGTTTTAGGGCTTGAATTGATAGCCCCTTTTTGTACGGGGACTTTAGGCATTATGAATATCTCCCTTTATATCCCTGCTTACGGATCTCTGATGCTTCCTTGTTTTCAAAAGCATCTTTTCTACCAATGTAATCAGTGGTCTTGCTAAATCCTTCTTGAGAGAAAGAACGCATTGGTTTTTCATAGTTCTCTACACTAGGAGACATATCCCCTTGTGTGTAACCTTTTTTTGACATCTTTTCCATATTTCACCTATGGTTGTTGTATTTGTTCCGTTGCTTGCTCCACACCTTGGAGAATGTTTAAAGAGTGCTCAATGTTGGCTAGATCCATAGATTGGATATCCTTCAATGCTTTTATCACGTTGAGCAATCCAGCTGTTTTTTCCTCTTCGGCTCTTTGCAGCCTTTCAGCATTAACAGCTTGATCCAAAGAAATCTTAGCCATCCTTTCGTTGGCTAATGACTCTTGAGACTTGGCGTATGATAACTTTGTTTGGTTATCAACCTGCAATTGCTGCATCTGTAGTTGAGCCATCGCCTGTTGCTGCTGAGCTGCTGCTTGCTCCCTTTGAGCAATCCTTTGTAATAGCTCATCTTTGTTTTGCAGGTTCATCTTTGGAAGGATATCCGACCACTCAATAGGAGCGCCAAGCTCTTTTGCGTATAATAGCTGCTGAGCCTCCATTTGCTGTTGAGTCTCTGTTAATACCCCTGTTGCTACTTTGCAACCGTATTTGAAAAACAACTTCTCTCTAAACTCTGGTGTAGGTTCTTCGCCTAATATTTGAGATATTTTCCCAAATGTAAACTTTCTTTGGGCTATCTCTACCGTTAAATCTCCATCTAATCTCTGAAACTCATCGAACTGATCGAATAGGGTTTGCAATCGAGTTACAGAGGCTGCTTGTCGGATCATAGTTATGATCCCTGCTTTGTCATCTATATCTTGCCCCATCATTTCAGGGGTAACGCCTGCAATCTCAAACATGTAATTCTTTAGAGTGTCCACCATCTGCAGAAAAACCGGTGATGGGGGATCAATATGCATTTTCTCAACAAGATTAAACATGCCAGGCTGTGTTATCAGAACTCTGCCATTTCCTGGGTTTAGTGAATCATCTGGGTTGACTAGAGCGCCTTTTTCCATCTTTAGTCCAGATTGCTGCGCTTCTACCTGATCCATTCCATTTACCTGAAATCTGTTGAAGCAGTACTGAGCATCCCTACAATCTCTAGCTATTCCCCTGAACTTGTAGGCATAGTATGGTGTATCAGGGTTGAAGTACCCAAGACAGGCAGTCAGGGGGTATTTATCAATTCCCAATGGGTTCGGCTCATCAACCATTACCCTATCATTGATCAGGATTGTCCTTCTAACTGTTGGCTTTTGCTGCTTAACTATGGCAAGCTTTTTGCGCAATGGGATGCCATCATTCTTATCTCTGTATTGCATTACATCGCGTAACTGTTCCTCATCACCCATCCACTCCTGAGCTTCTTCTGTTTCTTTGTCTACCAGGAATGTTGCTTCTCTAGTAGTGAGATACCAGTACTCATCCACTGCCACTAAATTGGGGGCTTGGATTTGATACACTTCTGGCATGTAATAGAATGTTTCATCTCTATACATACCTGAAGGTATCTGCATGATCTCATCTTGGAACTGGCTATATAGGAGGGCTGCTTCATGCTTATCAAAAAATTGCCTTGTCATCCAGAAACGCATATCAGATAAATCGTGCTTGCGAAAATAGGGATCCCACAAGCAGGACTTCATGTCTATATACTTCTTTTTAATATCACCTGACAGAGGATCTTCTGTGTAGTCCATATAGGTATACAGAAATCCCAGACCTGTAGTTAAAGCGCCCTTTTCAAAAGCATCGGAATACTTTTGATAAACTCCGTTCTTGTTTATCACATGAAAAAGGAGTTTCGTTAGTTGGTCTGCCGTCTTTTGAAAGGGGCTAAGTACTGGTATAACAGTAGAAGTCTTTCTGTTTCTTCTCTGGTACCCTGATGGGGTTTGAATAAGACCGTTTGTAATGTTAAAGTTGAAAACTTTTCTGCGATATGTTGCAACCCCTGGGAATATAAGCCCCCAGATATCTTGATCGCCCATAACAAACCGCTGATCCAGATCAGCCTGATACCATTGGGTTTGTAAGATGTTGATGCAATCCGACTTGTTTCGATTGATCTGCTGTCGGATATCATTTTCAATAGATGTCTCTGGCCAAAATATAGGGTCTGAGTTTTTCAATTTTCCACCATGGTTAATCGCATGTTATTAATTAAAAATTTTTAATCAAAGCACCTTTCAAGGAAATTGATAGAGTGATACACTGACAGGTGTAGATGACCCTTAAGTTGACACGGTGGAGGCAAAACTTTTTTTGCCTCCTTTTTTCTTATACAGGATAGGATAATGAAAGAACCTTGCACATGTCACATAAGCAATTTGCGCTGTAAGTCTGAAAGATGTGCGATTTTAATACGCGCAAGAGAGACGTTTAAACTGCATGTCGGGAAAATCTTACATTTAAGCTTTGAAGAACTTGAGGAAAGGGGTTTCAGCAGAAAAGAGTGTGTGAGGGCTATGCGTAGAGAGATACTGCATAGGAATAGGATGCAACAAGATGTCTTTGATGAAATAGCTAATAATGTTTGGGGTTCAACTGATAATCAGAAGACTTAAATGATTTTAGAGTTTGCTATATGCTTTCTTTCTATTTCCATTCTTATTTTCTTCAGAGACATATGATAGAGGTTTTATGAACGAACAGACAAGGAAAGAATTGAAGAGTATCATCGATGCGGACATATTGAGGTGCACAGAATTCTTGAAAAAAGAATTTCCAGATATGGACTTTCAATATGAAATTCCATCACTAAAAACAGATGCAGTTCTAAAGTGGGATTCTGAGCGTGGATTAATAATAGCATTAAGTGGCTGCCATTTTCCTTTAATTCAACTTAGCACAGATGAAAAGATTTACTTTCAAGACTATCTCGTTCCATTTATAGAGAAAGGATTTGAAGCGCGACTTATAGAAGATAGAAAAATCGTTAAAATTAGCAAAAACAGTGAACGCCTTAAAGAGAAAATGTCACATAATCAGAATAATTAAATGATTTTAGAGTTTGCTATCTGCTTTCTTGTTATTTCTATGCTTACGTTCTTCAGCGACAACGGATTTTACCCGAAATACTTCCTTAGAGCAGACATATCATTCTCTAATCCACCTACTGTTCCAGATAGCCTCTTTACACCCGAGCAAAGATAGCGTATAGCATCTGCACAATGGCTTGAGTCATCATGAACAGGCTCACTAGTCCATCCGCCAAAAGAAGAAGACCAGCGTTTCTTGTAATTCTCAAGCAACTTCAAACCTTCAGCACACTTGTTCTTGTCAAACCAGCACTTAGAAAGTGTTGTTTTCACAAGGTTAATCCCCTGCAAAAGACCATGAGGCTCTAATACAATCCCCTGCAATCCTATTGTTCTGCATTGATCCACAAATGTTATGCCGCTTCTGTCTCTAGCTTTTGCATCATGAGGCCAAATATGCATCCCATAGTTATATCCTTTTGCTTTTAGCATAATAGATATTTGATCGAGTGGGGTGGATGCCTTTTGCCAGAAGTCTATAATATTTATATCATCAGAACGGTTGACTTGGAAGAACCAAATGCTTGTAGAGTCTGCTTGTCCTAAGTCCCATGCTGTGTGCACTGGCAATGCACGGTCATATGCAACGTTTGTAACCCTTCCTGCATCATATAGCTCCTTAATAGTGGTAGCATACCAATATCCCTCTTGAGAGGCTTGGAAAGCTTCCTCTGGAAGGCTTGGGAATTCGCGGAGCATATCCTCTTTTTGCGTGGTATATTTGTTAGCATACCACCACTTCTGAGGATCAGAAAGCTTGACACCTTGCAGTTCAAGCTTGTTGAAGTAATCGTTTAGATCGGGTGAGATTGGACATTCAACCCCTTGAGTATACTCTGAGTGCTCATACCAAGGGAAGAAGAAGAACTTAAAGTCTTGGGGGGATTTTGGAGGATTTGATCTAGCATGTTCACACATCTCATAAAACTTTCCCTCTTTACCCTCTGCTGTGGACTCGATAAAGATCTTTTGTCCTATGTGAACAGTGTTCAATGACCCTGTAATAATCTCACGCGATCTGTATGGATCCCTTGCACATATTTTTCCAAATTCTGAAATGTGGAGGAGCTGAAGAGTTGATGAGCGGAGAGATGTGCCCACACGCAAGATCGAGCCATTGTCGAAGGCAAGCTCTTTTGCAGAGTCACTGCGAAGTCTAAAAAGCTCCCTGATGTAGGGATGCAAACTATCGAACGCGAATTTAAGCTTGTCCCTGAAGATGTTGCTCGCGTCATCAAGGGTATGAGCGATAATGCCAGCTTGGATGTTAGGAGTCCACAACGCGCTATCAAGGAAGAAGATCGATAGAAATGTTGTGATCCCGAGCTGTCTGGCTTTGAGGATAATGTTACACGCATGTTTCTCCTTCCAAAGAATTTCCTGAAACTTGTTCATCTGAAACTTGATCTTCTTCCCCTGAGCATCCTTGATCCAATAGAGATTGTTGATCCTCCACTCCTGATTGGCCATCTCCTCCAGTGTGTATGGAATCTTCCAGCTTTTGGAGCTTTTGGAGCAAAATGATGCTATCTCTGCTTTCGCTTCCTGCAGAGTCTTCTTTAACTTTTCCTTGGTCAAGCCACTCCTCCCCGAGCAATTTAAGCATTTGAGTATTACCCCTCATAGCAGACTGAAACTGTTTCCATCTAATTAGGGCATAACCCCCTTTTTTTCTCTCTTCAGATAGAGCCGAAAAAGATTCTTTGTGCTCCTTCTTGAAACGGCTGTAAAAAGTGTCACTATCAATCTTGAGATATCCAGCAATCTCCCTTCCACTGCAACCAGCTGTCATCATCTGGTCAACCATTTTCCAGTCAATTGTAATGATTTTTGGCATCACTTAACCTTTTTAACAGCATCAGGGTAAAGCTTTAGCAATGCATCTAATCCAGCCTCAAAATCAATGAAATCTGACTCGCTTACAGTGATACATATCTTCACTACACCCGAAGAACCAGATACGTCGCTACCACCTTCGCAATCTTCAGAACAATCAGATCCATCTATAGAAAGACCCCATTCTGTCAATGCATCAGCATCAAATTCGTTTGCCAATATGTCATAGTCCCAATAGCCAGTGTTAGCATTGCTACGGATCAGATACTCACGCATTTCAGCATCGGAAAGAGTCCTGTCAGCCACCCTAACAGGGATTAGCCTGTCTTTCCACCCCATTGCAAGCATTGCTCTATAGCGCATATGTCCAGCAATGATCTGTCCATTGGGTTGAATGGCAATTAGCTCCACATAGTCAAACTTGTAGAAAGATTTCTTTAACTCTTCAAATTGCTCTTTAGAAATCTGCCGCGGATTCTTATCATAAGGTGTAAGAGAGGACAGTTTCCTGTCCTCAACTGTCCATAGAATTGGTTTCATCGTCTTGCCAAGATTTCCTTAATTTCCTTAATTTCTCCCACAAGAGACCGCAAGTGAAAACCAATAGAGTTAACATTTTCCTCTAATGTGTATTTCTTTTTTTCCCCGCCCCATTGTTTTTTGTGTGGGCGATCCTCTGATCTTGCCCAGTCTGGCTCTTCATCTCTGTACATATATCCTCAGCGATTTAGTAGTAGCTCACCTGCATGGTGTGCACAAAACACAAATAACAAATCTAAATTTAATATTGGCAAGCAAAAATTCATCGAACCATATCCAAATCAATTTCATCGCGGATCAATTGCCTGATTTTTTCAGCAAATTCAGCAACCTGTGGATTATTGCCATGCTTATACTCAGTCCTGCATGTTTGATCTACTTCCCATAAAACCGAATGCATTCTAGACCCATTCATTGCCATCCAGAAATCATCTCTGTCCCTAGGAAGAGACCATTCAGCTGTTACTGTTGTTCTTGGGTCTTCCGAGTCCATGATCAATCCTGTTGATGTCATTTTTTTCTGGATTCGCTTAAGGCAATGGCGATAGCTTGCTTAGGTTTCTTGACAAGCGGGCCTTTTTTTGATCCCATATGCAGTTTGTTTTCCTTAAACTCATGCATTACTTTTTCAATCTTCGCTTTTTTCCCACCAATACTCTTTTTCTTCGAATAGTTCATCACAATACACCCCTATAAAAATTCTTATATCATCCACAAAACAAGCGGATATCATTTCTTTGTTAGCAATCCTTTCTATGTCACCCTTGGTTAAGATAACGTCTATGTAGAAATCTTCATCAATTTTATCTGCCACAAGCTTCATAGGGATCCTATGTTAATTAAAACTTTTCCTTGTTCCCCATATATCTTCTCTGAAGAGATTTTTGCAATATATCTGTCATCTTCAATCAAGATATCTTTAATGCAATCTTCGTAAAACTTTTGGCAGTTGGTAGCGTCAGAACAGGTGGGGCGTATCTCACCCCTTAACATTGACTCGCGTTTTTTCTTGGAAGCAGATTTAGGGATTGGGTAGACAAAAACGAAATCTACCCATACAAAGCCTAGAATTTTTTGGCATTTAAGCTCAGCAAGACACAACCTTTGATTCTTCAGTTGTTTCGCTCTCGGTGAGAAACTTCCTCTTGCGGTTATGCGCGCTGGAGCCCACGGGATGGGCTTTTCGCACCCTATCGCAATTGATATGCTCATAATACTCCAACAATGCCGAAGCTGTTACCTTTCCACGAGTCCTAGCCTCTATAGCCATCGCCACATCCAGTGGAGGCATCCTTCTACCCGCTAGGTAGTTATGTAGAGCTGGTTCGCTAATCCCGATTATGTGTGCAAATTCTTTTTTTTCAATATTTCTTGTTTCCATATACTCTTTTAAATTCATTAGATCACCTTTGCTTAGAGCTCCAATCATATCATACTTGGGGATTACAAGCAAAACAAGCGTTTATGATAAATAAAACATTCGTATTGCCAAAATTCAACGCGACCCATTAGTATATTGACTATACAAACGAAAAGTGCAAAAACAAACCAAAAGGACAGAGAATGGGAAATTTCAAGGATTCACTAGAAGAGTTTCAGTTAAAAGTCGCAGATTTATGGATTGATATAGCGTTTGGAGGAAAGAAGATCTGCATAAATGATTATGAAGAACTTGCAAGAAGACTTGATAAAACAACCTTGATAGCAATCGAAATTTGTTTTAAACATGGGTTACAAGAAGCTGAAAAGTTTTTAGAAAGCGATGCTCAAGAATTTGCAAGAAATCATTTACCAAGAGAATACTATGACTAGAGATTTTGAAACAAAAGAAGAATTAAGACAATGGCTTTTGGAGACTTTTCCAAATGATCCAATTGAAGAAGAAGAAGTGCACGAAATGTTCTTCTCTCAAGATATGTACCGAGAATTTGTTATTTAAAAACAATCTTAAAAAGGAAACTATGACACCAGACAAAAAGAAAGAACGCATGTTTGTAAGGATCGTGATAGCTATAGCGACTATATTAGTTCTGAAGGCCACGTTCGGATATGTTTTTGATATGAAAAGAGACATACGATGTCTTGGAGATCGTATACATGTATTAGAACAAAAATTAAATGTCACCAGAACTCATTATCCATACCCATAAACAAACGTATTGCCAATATACAGGAAGATGTGTTACATTGTTGGCACAACGTTTGACAAAACGTTAAAAAACTAAACCAGTTGGGCTATAATATATAATATTATAGTCCAAAACAAAGAGGCCGTTATGACCCCAGAAGATAGAGATAACTTAATCAGAAAAACTGTTGCCAAGGATTTGTCTAATGAAGAATTTGAGAAGTTCAAGCACATTTATAAATCAACTGGTCTTGATCCATTGCTCAACCACATCTATTGCTTGCCATTAAACGGAAGGATCTCTTTTCACGCATCCATTGATGCTTGCAGGATGACAGCAGAGAGGACAGGCAAGTATTCCCCTGGAAAAGAAACCGTGTTTGAATACGATGCAAAAGGAAAACTTATTTCTGCAACAGCATTTGTCAAGAAGATGACACCTGATGGCACATGGCATGAAATAGGATACAGTGCTTTTATGTCTGAATTTGGTTCATCAAGGGGTGTATGGGCTACAAAGCCTAGAGTTATGCTTTCTAAATGCGCGGAAATGAATGCACTTAGGAGAGCCTTCCCAGCTGAACTATCTGGCCTATATGCTGAAGAAGAACTAGATCAAGAAAAAGAAAAGCAAGAAAAAACGCAGAATCCCAAAGTGAAGGTTGAAAATACCAAAGTAGAAGAAGAATACAAGGAGCCAATAACAGAACAAGAGGAAATCGATGAAGAAAAATGGGCTGTATTAGACTTCCTTTGCTGTGAGCTAGATGATAAAGAAGCCGAAGCAACAATTTGCAGAGGTCTAAAGATAGACAACCTATATGAAATGAAATCATGCGACTATGAAAGAGTCTTCGACTACCTGAATAAGAAGTTGAAAGCTAAGCGATCAAAACAAGAACAACAAATAGCATGAGAGTATATATGAATAGAGAAAAATGGCTTAACTGGAGATTGGACGGAATAGGGGCAAGTGATGCCCCTGTTGTAATGGGTTTATCACCTTGGAAAACCCCATATGAACTGTGGGAAGAGAAAGTGAATAGGGTTGTCTCTCAAAAGACAAACTGGGCTATGGAGCGCGGGATTGAAATGGAAGATACCGCAAGGCGCGCATTTGAGAAAGAAATGAGCACAATTGTTTTCCCTGAAAACATGGTACATCCAGAATACCCTTTCTTGAGATGCTCCTTAGATGGCCTATGCATTGATAAGAAAATCGCTGTAGAGATTAAATGTCCAGGTGTAAAGGATCACTTGACAGCTACAACTGGGCAAGTACCTGAAAAGTATTATCCACAACTCCAACACCAGATGTTTGTATCAGGCCTTGACCACATCTACTATTTCTCGTTTTACGATAACAAGGGAGTGGTTGTTTTTGTAAAAAGGGACAATCTTTTCATAGAGAAAATGTTAAAGATGGAGATGGCGTTTTGGAAGAATGTGCAAGAAAAAACACCCCCTCCAAAAACAGATAAGGATGTAAAAAGCATCGAAAACAAGGAGTGGGAGGAGCTTTGCTTAAAGAGACAAGAACTAACAGATAGAATCTCTGAAATGGAAAAAGAAGCCGATAGGATCAAGGAGCAGTTGATAAAGTTGGCTGAAGGTGAAAGTGCAAAGGGAAGCGGATTTTTGCTTCAGAAGCAGAATGTAAAGGGATCTATCGATTACAAGGCTTTTTCTAAAGAAAACCCGCAAATTTCGTTTGAAGAGTACAGAAAAGACTCTTACGAGAAATGGGTGCTCAGATCATTAGTTGGTTAGCACTCAAGTTCTGCAACTGCTTGTTTAGGTCAAAAACAATTTGCTCAAGCTCATTGCAACGCTGATCTAAAATAATGATTTGCTTTCTCATGGATTCACGATATAGATTAACAACCTCAGATCGTGAATCAGTGGATTGTGGTAACTCGAAAATCTTTTGCATAATAACCCCCCTGCTTAAATAACAAAAAACATTACTCAGGATGTTAATTTTTTGCAAAGAAATAATGCTTATCTGTCAAGAAAATTGCATGATTGAAGGGTTTGATAAGGGGATATAGAGTAACAAAGTGATTCACAAAAACTAAGAGATGGATTAGCCTGTAGAAAGAAAAACCCCCTAGAGTTGCTAGGGGGTAACTAACACAACGAGTTTCCGAAGCATTCCCACGCAGAAGAAACCGTTGTTACTGAAACCCAACAAGGATCAGGATCAGAATCTAGCCCAAGTTTATAACAAAACTCCGGTTTTGTAAACAAGGGAAATCAAAAAGATCTCAGATTCTCTTCCTAAGGTTTCAGAAACAACGGTTCAAGCGGTCAAATGATCTTAAGAAACTCTTTGTGCTCAAACAACAAGGAGTCAATGGATCAATGTCTAATATTCGAGTAGTCCGACACGAAAACAACTTCGTTCAAATTCAGAAAGAAGTTTTCCAGAACAAAAATTTATCATTTCAGGCCAAGGGATTCCTTGCCACTGTCCTAGCCTATCCACCAGATTGGGAGTATAATGTTAACTTTTTTGTTAAATTATCCACGGATGGAGAAACTGCGGTATACAATACAATTAATGAGTTGATTAATGAGGGGTATTGCTCTCGATTCAAGGATCGTTCAGAAAACGGATGCTTTGAGAAAACAGAATATGTCTTCTATGAAACAAAAAATTTAAACCCTAATTTCAAAAAATTTCAACCACAACCAGGTTTCCCAGACGTGGTAAACCCCGATGCGGTTCCCAGTGCCCCTCCTTATACAACTAAGAAACTCTCTACTAAGAAGAAGAAAGAAATAGATAAAGAAAGTCCAGCTGGCTCTAAAAAAGTGAAGGGTAATGAAGACCCCCTAACCCCCCAAGGGGGGAATTCGCCTTCGGCGACTCTTTCTATTTCTTTTGGAAAATTCGTGAAAATGCAAGAGAGAGACTATGCAACTCTTTGTGAGATATTTGGCAAGGTATTGGTTGATGAAACCATTGAAAATATTAATGATTATTTGATTTCAACAGGGAAAAAGCCCTACAAGTGCTATGTGGCAACATGTAGAATGTGGATTAGAAGAAATGCAAAAAATAAGCCCGCTTATGCGGACAAAGCTCAAGAAAATAGAGAATGGTCTGCAAAAATTATCAAGATCATCCAAGAAAAAAACCTGATACCACCCCAATACCGCTCAATGGTTTCCATAGAGCTTGGCAAAGATGGGATCAGCTTCCAAGCAGGGCAAGGAATGAAATTGATTGCCTACAAGGAATTGGGCTACAAAGACCAGGTTTTGAACCATTTAATGAAAATGGGGGTTAGCACCAAGTTGCTAGACGCCTAAATTCGCGTTTTAAGGCATGTTTTAGGCCTTAAAATGAACTGGGGGCTATGGATATACCAAAAAAGAAAAAGAGTCGATTTTTGGGGCTTTTAAATCAATCCATGGGTTTTTGTGTATTTTTAGGGTTCTTGCAAAAAATGGATCTTTGGAAATAGAATACTCGAAAGATTGGAGACAACGTGATAAAATTTATTATATTAAGCATTATTTCCTTTGTTGTATTTCAATCCCTTGTGATGTGTGGAGAGCCAGATAGCCGCGAGGAGCACATTCAAAGAAACGAACAAGAAAGCTTTGATAAAACAATATATGTAATGAAAAAAATGAATGCTTTCATGGAAAGAAAAGTCTTTGAAGATTTAAGAAACGCCTCGGATAAAGAAATTGAGTCGTTTTGCATAGAGAAAAATCTTAACTTAGAGGACGTGAAATATGTCATTGGTCGCTAAAGTTGTTTTGGCCGTTAGTGCACTTTGCCTAACAAGTTCCTGCGTTGCAGAGGATCAAGTATGGGTACCTATCATCGATAGCAACGGTGAGATTATTTGGGTTCCTGGTATCAAAAAAGATGATGGTACTGTGTGGATTCAGCTAAATGCACACCCCTATTGCACTGATCGAAGAGGAAAAGACACAGAGTCACGCGCTCCAGAAAGAGACGGCAATGAGAGCAGCTTGCAACGAAAACCAGGAAAAGACAAAGGGTTTGGCAAAGAAAAGGATTGGACAGAAGATCCATCGGACTATGACAATCGCAGATTTGTTCCAGATAGTGATAAGTAAAGATATTTTATGGTTGAATGGATTAAATGCAGCGATAAACTCCCTGAAGTAGGACAGCTTGTTTTATCCATAGACGAAAAGAATACGTATTGTCTTGGTAAATATGTATACAAAAAAATCTTTAATCACACATCTGAAACATGGGTAACCACAACAGATCGTGAGTTTGAGATCGAGCATATGAGCTGTGGGTGTTGTGAAGAAGATTTCAAGCCTACTCATTGGATTTTATTACCTGATGCGCCAAAGGAGCCTAAGACTTCGATCTGAGGAACAATAGATATGGCTTGTGAAAATGACAAATGCGAAAAATATGGTATGCATCACGAGTACAAAGATGGAGTAGAGATACGCAAATGTCAGTTTTGTGAATTAGAAGATCAGCTTAAACTCCCAGAGGGACTAAAAGACGATAGGGATTTAGGATTTTGCTATGAGAAAAAGGTAATTCTATCTGATTTAGTCTTCTTTGAAGAAGACAGAACCATTTATACACAATTAATGATTATCAATAGTCTTTTGATGTGCATGAAAGAATCAAATGAAAAAAACAATGTAATTTTCCCATATTACCAGCTAAGGGTAAGACCAACTAGAGCGGGCGAACTTCCTGAGGGAATATGTTTTGAGTTGCGATGGGGTAACAGAGACAATCTCAAGAAATAGCTATTGCCTCATGAGCAGTATAATGTAAAGACCATAACCGACATCATTAATAGTAATATACAAATGCTAGCGCACTCAGTGGTTTCCATTGACTATAAGCTTGTGATACAGATTCTCAGGAGACTTAGGGGTAAAATCAACATCTAGCCCTGTTTTCATACGCAGAACTTCTTCAGCTGATTCTTCTACAATATTGTCATCCTGCCAAGACTTAAAAAAAGAGCAAGATGTAAAAAAAAACGTGATAAATAGTCCAGCAAGCAAAAAAACTGTTGTTTTCATAGACTCACTTTTTCATTTTCTTTAGCAATTCTTTGTCTTCTTTTTTCTCTTTGTCGAACGTTTTGATATCGTCCTTCAAATGCTCCTTAACTCTAGCTTTGAAGCCTTTTGGCTTTTTCCCCTCGTGTCGCATAGTGTCCCTTAGGTTGCTAACAGCATCTTTTGATATTCAAATGTACAAGCCCAGTTATACGTTGTAGCAAGCAATCCTGTCACACGAATTCTTACGGTTTGTGTGCCAATGTCAACATCAGCGGTAAAAGAAGCTAACGTATCCGCTTTAACATCGGCGGTGGTTATGCTTACTTGAGTAATATTGCCGGCTGTTGTGCGACGTGCGACAATGGTAAAGGTACCCCCTGTCGTGTCTGTGTGGGCAGTATTTGAGCCTATAA